TTCTGTATATTTTTAAAAACAGCATTTTTGTATTGCATTTTTAACAAGTAAATAGTGGTCCATATTATTTTATTTTGTGCAGTTGTCACAAATATTATGCTATATTTATACATATTTTCGAGTTTTTCGATACACCATACAAGCATCTGTTTCTGTTTACTGTTATATCAAAGACTTTAACTCTTAGATAAAACTATAGTATTAGCCACTAAAGTATATTAAGCATAAATATATATATAAATACAGCCAGTACAGTATATTATAAATATATATACTACACTATACACATATATAGCCAGTATGTAGATTATATATAAAGCAAAAAAACATATTTAGGGTATTGACAGTAGTTATATTTAGCTGTATAGTAGATGCATAAATTAAATAACTTAGCTGTTTAGCACTTGTAAGAGATATATAAACACATGTATAGAGTATGTGTAGAATGTATATCTTTGCAGGTGCTTTTTATTTATATAACAATACTGGAGGTGAGAAGATGGCAGATTATGAAGATGTTGAAGTATTCGACAACGCTATAGAGACATATATACAAGAATACTGTGACCAATGCCATCCGCCTATCGAGGATTTAAGTAAAGAACCACAGAACAAATGGAGCGCAGCGTTGATGTATGTTTATAACCATATGTTCAGAGGTACGGATAAATTAAAACTAGATAGACCATACGAACAGTATAACAATCCTGAATTACCAAGATTTAATACTACTAACTGTAACGCTTATGATATAGACAAAATAAATGCTGTATGTGATATATATATATATTTATGTGGTATGTATGACAAAGAGGTTAGTATATCAGGATTTAGTAAATTAACTGGTATTGATTATAGCACTATATGTATATGGAATAGCAGAAAAGATAATGATGAACTAAGTTATCGGCGTTTCAAGGTTTATCAAAAATTGCATGACGAAAGAGAAGAGAGCTTGTGCAATAAGCTGATTACCGGTGGCAAGAATCAGGTCGGTATTATTGCTATCTTGAATAGACATTACGGATATGCTTCACCATATACAGCAGACAGCAAGAAGCAAGTCGAACAAAAGACAGCAGCAGAGCTCCCAAGACTTGATACAGCACCACAACATGTAGCGGCTGTTGAGGATAAGAACAACAAGATATAGCGGTTTAAGAACTCAACTCTTCGCTAAACTATACTTTACCGAATAGTTGAATAAAAATGACAGATTTTTAGCATTCGCGAATATATGTTCACAACAGTAAATCTGACAATCATTGCGGCAGGGGGTGCCCCTCTGGTGAACTTGAAAAATTCGCCCCACTAAGTCCCTCAAACAACCTCAAAAACAAAAACCGGCTTTTCAGGAAAAGGAGTAGGCTATGAGAAAATACACTGTAAAAGAATTGTTTTCATTGAGACATAATGACATTCCGGTAAGGTTTATTTTTAAAAGTTACCTACTGGTGCAAAACCATATAGTTGATTGGCATTTCCCGAAAGATGGCAGTAGCCCTCAAAAAGTGTATATTATTCTCAAAGGCAAGCATTTAGCAAGATTGGTATGAGGTGTATATGATAGCAGAGATTTTAAAAAGGTTATTTTGTAAGCATGAATGGGAATTAAAGCATGTTATTGCGATACAAGGAGAAAATGATAAAATTCCAGTCGGATATAAAGATGTTTATGTTTGTAAAAAGTGCTTGAAAAAGCATATTATAAAATATTGATAAGGCGGTGGATAGAATGACAAACAAAGAAAAGTATGCGAAAGATTTATACAGTATCTTTTTAAGAAGTTTTGGAGTGGATGAAGAAAATAAGCCTTTTTGGTGCAGTGAAAAATCCTGTGGTAGACAATGCCAGTTTTATCATAGCAAAATAGATTGTAAAACACTTGCAAAACAGTGGCTTGATGAAGAATATAAAACAGATTGGTCAAAAGTACCTGTCGATACTCCAATTCTTGTAAAAGACGAACTGGCACCAAAATGGATACATAGACATTTTGCAAAATATGAAAATGGAAAAGTTTTCGCATGGGCTAATGGCTCAACTTCATGGAGTGCGAGAGACTCTGTCTGTGTGGATTGGGAATGTGCCCGACTATGTGAAGATAATAAATAGAACTGAGGTGATAAAGAATGGCAATAAGAGCACCAACAATTTAAAGTGAAACATTTTTTTGAAACTTGTTTAACAGTTATTTTTTTCATATCTTCGTATCTCTTAAAAAATATTACATATCACATCCGCGAGGCAATAACAGTCTTGCGAAATAATGGGGTATCGCCAAGAGGTTAAGGCATAGCACTTTGACTGCTACATCATGGGTTCAAATCCCATTACCCCAGTTTTGCAAGATGCCATCTTTGTTTTTCTTCTTGCAAAATCGCGGAGAAAAACTCCTTTCCCACACTAGCGGAATGCTGTTAAGAGCCATCGCACGGCTCGGTGTGGTTGTTCGGGTGTCTATCCCACGATGCCCGAACTTACATACTTTTTCCGTACTGGACTAATGTAGTTCCATTACAACTTTCACACCCACCCATAACACACAGGTGCTTGCATACCATCTTAAAAGCCTATACAGAGGTGTATGCAACTTTGGCATATAGTTCAGTGGTAGAACGCCTGACTGTTAATCAGGATGTCGCAGGTTCGATACCTGCTATGCCAGTTATGTCAACACTTGTGCAGAAACCAATGTCGGCAATGGAAGAACAGAAACTAGCTGTTGACATTATTAAAAAATGCCCACGCAAAAATACTAGTTACGACGCGGGTGGTAGATAGTGACGGAATAGGTAAACGCTTAAGCATAAGGCAACCACGCTTTGGTTAGAAGAAGGTTATCGAATTAAAAAGGCGATAAATGAACCTGAAACGGTGTTACCCGTTGTGAGAAGTCGTTGCTATGTGTGGTGCAAATCCACACCTATCTACTTATCCTCAAAACTATCGAGGATAGCTGATAAACAGGCTTTTTAAAGTTCCTCATGACAATATGAAGAAGAGTAGACAGATGGTGTTTTATTCGGTTCGATTCCGGACTACTCTTTACTAAATAAACTTTAAAATATTAGAAAAGGAGTAAACAATGGATAATTTACAGCAACACAAACAGCTTTTACAACAAATACATGATACATATGTCAAGAAAAATCATGATTATGGCGATAGCTTTAGTCGTTCATTTAAGAAATATGGATTAGTAGCGGCTATGGTTCGCATGGAAGATAAATGGAACAGGCTTGATAATATGGCATTAGGAGCAGAACAGAAAGTTGCTGGCGAAACTATAAGAGATACACTGTTAGACCTTGCTGGATATTGCGTTATGACAACGATGGAACTGGACAGAGAGAAAGATAACGCAAATCAAAAGGCATTTGAAGAACAGGTTCGGGATGAATATACCGAAGTTTTTGGAGAAGATAACGAGAACGAAAATGAAGAAACAGATACCTCTAATAAAACATCAGCGGAAAAGAGTTCTATTGATGTAGGCAAGGTAATGGCTTTACATAATGCCAAATGGTCGCAAGCAAAGATTGCTGATGAAATGGGGTGCTCGCAGGGGCGGATTTCGCAGATTATCAAAGAATACAAACAGTGAGGTAAATTTGAGGTGTAATATGAAAGATTGCTCAATTTGCAAATATTGTGATGAAGATTTTGATTTTGATGAAGAAACAGGAGAAGAATATCCGGTTTTTGAATGCCAAAAAGGGAATGATACATCACTTGACTATGAGTGCAAGGATTTTGAGAAATACAAGCCGCAAAAATATAAAGAGAAAAATACCGAATGCGATATATGCGAATACAGAGAAAAATGTGCAAAATATAGTTCTGGGATAGACTGTACAACTTGCGGAGATACAAAAACACATATTATCTATCCACAAGACAAATGTATTAAAAGGGCAAAAGAACTAGGGATTGAGGTGCAATATGTGTAAGTTTTGTAATAATAAAGCTAAACCTATAATTTCAAATGTAGAACAAGACGGCATAATGGACGAGAAAGTACAAGTTTTTCAAGCTAAAATAAAAGGCAATGAATTGATGTTTGAAATAGTTTCTAATCACTTATTAGATTACTTTAATCTTACAACATTAAAAAAACAAATATCTTATTGCCCTATTTGCGGTAGAAAGTTGGTGAAAGAATGAAGCCATTAGAAGAAATATTTTTTAGAGCTTGCGTGAATGAACAGAAAAGAAAATTGCATTCGTGTGACCGAGAATTGAGCATAAGAACTATTGGAAATATTTTTGAAAGGCTTGGATTCTCATATAAGCAGTTAATGTATTATGTCAGAAAGTGGTGCGACAGGGAATTTTATGATTACGGAGTAACACTTGACTTGGGATGGTTTGAATTTGGCAAGCTGACCGGAGAATATAAACAGATTTATGATTCTATGACAGGTACGGACGGATGGAAAGATGGGGAGTTAGCAAGTTATATTGTTAGCAATTCTTTTAATCGAGAGCAGATAACTAATTTTGCGTTGAGAGAACATCTTGGAATCGGACAGGATAAAGAATTTTTTAATCCGCACAGAAAGGTGGAAAAATGAATGAATTTTTAAAATTTTTTGATGATAAAGAAAAAGACTTCCCGATGCATCTTGAAATTACTTATAGCAAAATATGTGATTGGAGTATTTTGATTTATAAAAGAGGCTGTGCTGATGATTACCCTAAAGCTAGACGTAATGGCGAAGATGTAGTAATTGTCGATGAAAATGATTGCGACATGGAACTTTGCTTTGCTAAGGCACATGTAGAGCTAAAAGAATGGCTTTTGGAATTTAATGGCGGATATTAAGGCGGTAGAAGAATGAAACATCAAAAAGAATGGCACACTTGCGACAGGTGCGGAAAAGAAATAATATTTTACAATAAGGAATACGCTTATTTCAAAACAGAAGAATTAGAACCTTTTCACGAGGAAGCTATATACACGGCAGAGGATTTAGCAAAACAAACACTCCCAATGGCTATATGGAGAAACGAGCACCAATATGATTTATGCTCTAAGTGTAGGAAAGATTTTAAGAGGTTTATGAGGAATGAGTAAAATATTTAAAATGCCTGAAAATGTGATAATTCCAAAAGCTAGAGTTGAAAAAGCTGGGGAAGAAGTAATGTCAGTTGCGTTTGATTTAGGGTTGGAAGCAGGAGACCGACCAATAGCAATGGTATTTGAGAACCATAACGGGAAAACCTATATCAGAAAACTTATTAAAGATGATGAAGCGTTAGAACTACATAAGTTGTTGACGGAATAGGAGCTTTGACAATGAGCATGACAGAAGTAATTAAATCAATAGAGTGTGGAGCACTTAGAGAGATACAGCCACATAAAATAAGTGGTAGAAACGGTGAGCCTATAGATTGTTCTGCTTTAGAAGATGAACCTGTTATTGTGGCAGATAATGAAGCAGACAGGCAAGTGTTAAGAGATTGCTTTAAGGGGTGAGATTATGAAAATATCAGAAATGAATAACTGCATTGAGAAAATGCGGGAGTGTTACAAGTTTAATGATGATAAAACGGAAATACGGATTGGGGATATGATGAATGGAAGTAACAGATATGTAACTGTCGGCACAAGGGACGAAAACGGAACACAGATTGAAATGACAAGATATGCGGATGAATTAAAACAATAATTGCTGATTGTCAGCGGAAAGGGGGACGTATCATGGCTGATTTGAAAATATTTACAGAAAATATAGAACATGAAGCATTAAATCAGATATATACACTTGTAAAACAGCCAGCATTTTCGGATTGCAAGATAAGAATTATGCCAGATGTTCATGCAGGAGCAGGGTGTGTTATAGGGTTTACTGCTGATTTAGGAGAAAAAGTAATACCGAACATTGTTGGAGTTGACATAGGCTGTGGGATGCTTACTACAAACCTGGGGAATATTGATATTGATTTTGAGAAGCTAGATAACATCATTAGAGAATATGTTCCAAGTGGTAGAAAAGTTCATGAAGAAGAAAACTCATCTGTCGCAAGCGATATTATTGAAAAATTGAATTGCAAGGAACAGTTGAAAAATATAAATTGGTTGAAAAGAAGTTGTGGCACGCTGGGAGGCGGCAATCATTTTATCGAAGTTGATAACGATAGCAATAATAATAAATATCTTATTATTCATTCGGGAAGCAGGAATGTCGGAAAGCAAGTTGCAGAAATATATCAGCAAATGGCGATTGACGATATTTCGGGAAAATCAAACTTTAAACAAGATAGTAAGAAATTGATTGCTGAATACAAAAAATGCAAAAGAGAAAGAGAAATTAGCAAGGCTATCAAAGAATTAAAGCAGTCCTACGAAGCAAATACAACTAAAATCCCTAGAGAGTTATCATATCTTGTTGGAAAACATAGAGAAATGTATTTGCACGATATGAAATTATGTCAAGAGTTTGCGAAAATTAACAGAAGAGCCATTCAGAGCATTATTTGTTACTATATGGGCTGGAAAGTTACAAAAGAAACGGAACGATTTCAAACAATTCACAACTACATTGAACACGATACAAATATTGTTCGTAAAGGTGCTATTTCTGCAAAAACAGGCGAAAAGGTACTAATACCAATAAACATGCGTGACGGTTGCATTTTGGGAATTGGCAAAGGAAATGAAGATTGGAATTATTCAGCACCGCATGGAGCAGGGCGAACAATGAGCAGGTCAAAAGCAAAAGAAAGCATTTTGCTAGAAGAGTATCAAAAAGCAATGGATGGAATATTTACAACATCTGTAAATACATCCACGATTGATGAAAGTCCTATGGCATATAAAACAATGGATGAAATAATTGGAAATATAAAAGATACTGTTGAAATAGTTGACATTATAAAACCGATTTACAATTTCAAAGCAAACGAATAAAAACAATTACCGGCTACAGATTGATTGTAGTCGCTACCCTAAAACAGTTATAGGCAGAGGTCTATAAGCACCTTTGCTGGAGAAAGCGAGGTGCTTCTTTTTTGGCATCTAAATATCTTAAAGGAACAGTTCAAAGTTATGAAAATTACATAGAGAGAAACGACATTGAAGAACAGGTAATCGATGCTTACATACAAGCCGTAGCGGTTGCCTTAAGGACAGAACATGATATTGACTACGGATTGAAAATATCAGCAAGAACAAAACAACTCATAGCTCAATTTGTTAAAGAACATACAGGCGGCAGAGTTGCAGACCTAGAAGTGTATGCCGGAGAACACGATACGACATACAAAGTGCTTCAACAATTCTATGATGTTTTGATGTATGAATCAGCCTATCTTGTGGACAGCTTTTTTTATTACATTGAAATTGATGAAAAAGACCCATATAAAAGATTTTACTTCCCGAGATATAAAGTGTTACAACCTGTAGTCGGAGCATACCAGGAGATTTATGATGGAAAATTGGATTTTCTGTCGGTATCACAGCCAAAGAGAACAGGAAAAACTACAGGCGGTCTGAAATTAGCACAGATGATGGGCGGACGCGACCCGGACGGAAGTATATTCGGTGTTGGAAAAGGCGAAGGACTTGTTAAGAGATTTTATGGCGGTCTGTTGCAAGGATTTGAAACAGAAAGCACGTACAACAGATTCTTAAGTGTTTTTCCGGAAGCAACGAAGATAGGCGAAAAGGACTATAAAAGTGCTGAAAATCTATCAATCGACCTTAAAAGCAAAAATATCTTCCCAACATTTACCTGTAGACCTATTGATGGTGCAATCGTAGGATGTACTGAAGCAAATGTGCTTGTTTATATTGATGACTGCGTTAAGAACCATGAAGAAGCACGAAACAGAGACCGCTTAGAGTTCTTATGCGAGAAAGTCACAGATGACGTTTTAGGACGTAGGCTAGAGGGCACGCCTATTATTATACAAGGAACAAAATACAGCCTATATGACCCTATTACAGCGTTACAGAACAAAGCTGATGAGTTAGGGTGGCGATGGAGAGAAGTTGCGGTTCCGGCACTTGACCCTATTACAGATGAAAGCAACTGGGAGATTTACCGCAAAGATAAAAAAGGCTTGCGAAAAATATTCACAACTGATTATTACCGTAAGGAGCGTAAGCTTGTATCAGAAGAAACATGGGCGGCGGAGTTTCAGCAGGAGCCTTACGAAGCAAAAGGACGTATGTTTGCAGAAAGCGAGCTTAATTACTTTGAGGAACTTCCTGTTGACAGAGAGCCGGACGCTATTATGGCGGCTTGTGACAGCGCAGATAAAGGCGACGATAGCTGCTCAATGCCTGTTGGCTACGTTTACGGCAATGAAGTGTACATAGTTGATGTTGTGTTTGACAATGCCGGAACGCAGTTTACCAAGCCGGAATGTGCCAATATGCTTATTAAGCACAACGTAAAGACGGTTACATTCGAGAGTAACAGTGCCGGAGAATATTTTGGTCGAGATGTAATGGACATTGTAAAAGAGCAAGGTGGAAGGTGTAGCGCGCGGTTCAAATTTAATTGTTCAAACAAAATAACTCGAATGGAAAATGCGAGAGATAATATAATTCGTGATTATTATTTCCGCGATTTCAAGAAAATGAACAGACAGAGTCAATATTACAAGTTTATGAAAGAACTTACTACTATGACAAGAAGTGGAAAAGTAAAACATGATGATGCACCGGATTCGGTTGCTTTGTTTGAAAACGAGATGCGAAGCGGAACGCAAGCAAAGGTAGAAGCGACTGTAAATCCTTTTAGTAGCGGTAGGAGGTATTGATATATGACAACAAAAGACTATCTTAATCAAATCAACAGATTGAATATGCTGATAAATAATAAATTGCTGGAAATTTCACAGTTTAAAGAGCTATCTTGTAGCATTTCAGCAGTTAAAAACGATGAAAAAGTAATGACAACGCCTAATCAAGACCCAATCGGGACAAGCATAGCAAAATTGGACTATATGGAACGAAAACTTGATAATATGATAGACGATTATGTTGACAAGAAAAACTATATTATATCTCAAATTCAAAATATAGAAAATGATGATTACTATGAGATTTTATTTGCAAGATACATTGAAAAACTGACTTTTGAAAAAATAGCAAATAAGACAGGATGGTGCTGGCGACAAGTTCACAGAATACATTCAAAAGCATTAAAAGAATTTGAAGAAAAATATGGAGATGAATATTTGTAAGTTGTCATAGAATGTCACATAGCGGATGTGATATTATTATAATTGTAAAAATATTCATATAATATTTCTTTTCGGTGCGCATCACTTTTTAACAGGTGGTACGCATTTTTTATGGAGAAAAACAGAATGAAAAGTAAAATGATATATTGTCCTCAATGCAGGCGAAAAGTCGCTACATATGATGGGCGAGCAACGATAAATAAAATTGCAAAATGCAAAAAATGTAATTTACAAGTTATTTATGATGTTGCAAGGGATGAAACAACAGTTAAGCCGTTACCAAAAAGAGAAACATCTAGCGGTGCTGTTTTATATTAGGAGGGAATATGCGAAATACAAGACCTCTGAGAGATATTATAAAAGGGAATTACGGCAGAAAAGTATTATATACTACTGCGGAGACAATAACACAGGACAACATATTAAAGGTTGTCGGTGATGCTATCGGAAATTTCTATTATAACAAAACAATAATAGATTATTTGTGGCGATATTATAAAGGCGACCAACCGGTATTATACAGAACAAAAGTTGCAAATGATGATATTATAAACAAAATTGTAGAAAATCATGCATATGAGATAGTGCAATTCAAAGTCGGACAAACTTATGGTGAGCCGGTACAGTTTGTGAGTAGAAAAGATGATGATGCCGTAAATAATGCTGTTGATGAACTTAACGACTATATGTCAGATGCAAATAAACAAGAAAAAGACATTAAGTCGGGTGAATGGCAATCGGCAACAGGAACATCATTTAAAGCATTACAGTTTTCAGATGGCGACATACCATTCAGAATTGTGTGTCCTACACCCATGAATACTTTTGTTATTTACAATTTAAGTACAGAAGAACCTATGCTTGCGGTACAAGAATTAAAGGACTTTGAGGGCAATTATTACAAGTTGTGCTACACAAATACAAACTCATGTATTATTAGAGACGGCGTTGTTTTTGAATGGAAGTTACATGGTTTTGGAAGTATTCCTATCGTTGAGTTTCCAAACAATCACGAAAGATTGTCTGATATTGAAATTGTTATTGATATGTTAGATGCAATTAACAATATGCAGTCTAACAGAATGGATGGAGTTGAACAGTTTGTTCAGTATTGGGTTAAGTTTATAAATTGCGAGATTGACGAAGAAATATTTGCAAAAATGAAAGAAAGCCATGCACTTGCGGTCAAGTCGGTCAATAAAGACAATAAATCAGATGTTGACATTATGACGCAAGAACTTAATCAAACACAATGTCAAGTTGCTAAAGATGACTTGTGGGACAATACATTATCCATTTTGGCTATACCAAACAAAAATAACAATAACAGTGGCGGCGATACGCAAGGGGCTGTACAGCTAAGAAATGGATGGGACTTTTCTAAAACTAGAGCAAAGCTAAAAGACCCGATTGTTAAGTCGTCAGAAAAACGGCTTGCTAAAGTAGCTTTAAATATTATTCGTATTAAAGACCATGATTTAGGTATAACATTAAGAGATTTTGATGTGCAGATAAATCACAGTCCACAGGATAATATGTACACTAAGGCTCAGACATTGTTACAGCTTTTACAGTGCGGCATACATCCGCTTATAGCTATTAAAACTGTAGGATTGTGGGGAGATGCAGAAAAGACATTCTTACTATCACAGCCGTACATAGATAATTTATGGAAAACTATTGATGATATAGAAGCACAGGAACAGAAAGCACAAGAAATAATGCAGCAAAAGAACAGTAGCAATGAAGTAAATAATGATAATAACAAAAATGAAGCAGTTATCGAGTAATCGGTAGCTGTTTTTATTTTATAAATTTTGCAGTCATGCGGTAAATGACAGAAAAAACTCGGCAGGGGCAACCTGCGGTAACAAAAGCGTGAGTTTAACGGAGGTAATTTATGACAAGAGAACAGGCAAAACAAAATCTTATTTCTATTGGAGTTGCAGAACCGACAGACGAACAGATAAGCAGTTATCTTAATCAGGTTAATGGCGAAACCCAAAAAGAAAAAGACAAAGCAAATCAGTATAAAGCAAAGGCTGATAAGGCTGACGAGTTGCAAACACAGCTTGATGAAATTGAAGCAGGAAATCTTACAGAAGTTGAAAAGGTAAATAAAGATTTAGAAGCGGCTAATAATTTGATTGCAAAGTTGCAGAAAGATAATGCGGTCAGAGACCAAAGAGAAGCCGCCATGACTAATTTTAAGATTACTGCTGAACAGGCAAAGGCAGTTGTTAAAGACGATGGAAGTCTTGACTATACCGAACTTGGAAAGATTATGTCCGAAAAAGAAACCGCTGCGGCACAGGCTAAGGAACAGGAGATTGCAAACAATACGACAAATCCGGGCGGTAGCAGTGTAGGCGGCGATAAAGGAACTGAAAAACCGGCAGATGTTGAAAATGCCGAAAAGATAACTTTCGGAGAAGCATCAGCCAACAATGAAGCAAAAAATCAATATGTTTTGTAGGAGGTAAAACATGGGAAAACCTATTGAAAGAGATTTCACACAAAGTAAAGGAATTTTGAAATTTTTCCCTTATGAGGGAGCGGCTTGTGTTGTGCCACAGTCAATGGCATCCGTAGCAGACGCAAACGGACAGAAAATCGTTAAAGCAGGAACACCATTTCCTAGCAATGATAAGGATTGCGTAGGTTATCTGCTTAAAGATGTAGATGTAACGCAGGGTGACGCACCGGGAACATATGTATATCAGGGAACTATCGACTGGGAAAAAGTGACGGGACTTTCAATCGCAGATGCGGCTAGAAAGGCAACGCCTAGAGTAACTTTTTACGGTGCAACAGCATTAGCAGGCGAATAATAGGAGGTAAATAGAACTATGGCAGCATTACCATTAGCAGAAGCATTTACGGCGAGAAGTCTTGGCGTAATGTGGAATAACTACGAAAAAACATTAGGTTCTGCCCCTTATCTTGGCAGACAGAAGTTTGGAACAAGAAAACAGGATTCACTTGACCTTAGATTTATCAAGGGTAAAAGTGGACTTCCAGTATCGTTAAAGGCATCTAACTTTGACGCACAGGCAGAGTTAAGAGATGTAGGTGGTTTCTCTGATATTCAGAACGAAATGCCGTTTTATCGTGAATCGTACATGGTTACAGAAAAAGAGGAACAGGAGTACGCAAACTATCAAAATGCCGAAAACTCCAATCTTGCAAATCAGGTACTTAGAGAAATCAGCAAGAAACCTATGAATCTTATTGAGGGAGCGTTAGTAGTTCCTGAGCGTCAGATTTGGTCTTTGCTTGCCCCATCAGATGGTATTCCGAAAATTGATGTACATATTGGCAAAACAAAGTACACAGTTGAATATACATCAGACAGCGGAGCGGCACATAAAAAAGACCATTTTATCGAAATTCAGACGCCGGCTGATAAGTGGGACGCACCAACAACAGCAACACCACTGGACGACCTTATACAGGCAAGAAGAACATTTGCAAAGAAAACAGGTTATTCATTAACAAGATTTACTATGAATACAGAAACTTTCGAGAAACTTCTTGAAGCAGAGGACACAAAGAAGCAGGTGCTTGGCATTGCGGCATATCAGGGAGGCATCAGGGTACAGCAAGGACAGGTTGTTGATTATCTGAAAGGCTATGGCATTGAGATTGAAGTTTACGACAAACTTTACATCGACCCAGCGGACGGTCAGACAAAATATTTTGTACCAACTGGTGTTATTTGTGCTCAATCGGGCGGTGTGTACCTCGGAGACTATGTCTTTGGCAGAACTCCTGAGGAAAGAAGCGGAAGTCTTACAGACGGAAATCTTTCTATTGTGGAAACTGGTATCGCTGTTTACACATATGCTACAAATCATCCTATCAATACTCATTGTGTAGTATCTATGATTGGACTGCCTACGTTTGAGGGCATGGACAGTGTTGTAGTAATGAAAGTAATGTAGGAGGTGCTACATGAAAGTGACACACACTATTAAGTACAACGGCAAATGGTATAACGTAGGTCAAGAAGTTCCCGAAGATAAACAGGGGACTTCTTTTGCTTATACCAAAACGGACATAAATCGTATGAGCACTGCCGACTTACAGGCACTTGCATCTAAAAACGGAATTGTAGATGCTGACAGTTTTAGCGGTGCTGATTTGAAAAGTATGTTGATTGAGAAATTCGATTTGTAGGGGGTAACTGTATGGAATTGAACAAAGTAGAATATACGATTTTAGCACAAGTAAAAATCCGACTTAAACAATTTCATATAGAGACTGTCACAAATGAAGATGATACAACAAAGGATGTAGTCGTGTTTGATAACAAAGAAGATGATTTGCTCATTGAACAGCTTATTAAACAGGCTACAGAAGATGTTAAAAACAGGAGAAATTACCCCAACAGCTACACAGAAGAAATGATAACAAAGGACTTAAAACAGTTTGAGGGAGTTATCGTCAATCTTGTTGTGTACGACCATTCACAGGCTGGTGAAGAATTTATGGCGAGTTTCGGTGAAAATGGTGTAAGTCGAACATGGAAAGACAGAGACAGCTTATTTGTCGGGGTATTTCCTTTTGTAAAAATGTTATAAACATTAAAAAGAAGAATGTGCGTTACCATATTCGTGAGGTTACGAAAATGGTAGCAGGCGGCACACAGTAAGGGTGGTGGGCAGTGTGCCAAATTATAGAAAGGCGGTATAGGATGCAAATAGAAGTTGCAATTCTTATAAGTGTCATATCCGTTACTTTTTCCGTCTATTTTGGATTAAAAAACAACAAACGGACAGATACAAAAGAAATCGAAGAACGGGTCAAAGAAAACACCCGTATCAATATGAAGTTAGATAGTATCTTGGAACTAATTAACGAATTAAAAAGCGAGCGTTCAGAAATGCGAAAAGAATTAGCAGACCATGAAAGTAGAATTACAAAGGTTGAACAAAGTGCAAGTTCAGCACACCATAGGCTTGATGGTTTGGAAGTTCGTATAAACGATGAAAAGGAGTGATTATTTTATGAGAGATTGGAAACAGTGGACTAAGGCGGCGGCAGTTAGAGCAATCAAAACAGTTGCACAAACAGCGGTCGGAGTTATCGGTGCAAGCACTGTTGTAAGTTCGGTTGACTGGAAAGTGGTTGTTTCGTCAGCGGTTCTTGCAGGAGTTGTAAGTATTTTAACATCTGTAGCAGGACTTCCTGAGGTAGAAACAAATGCTTGATATAAACAAGCAGTCAATGAAGTATTCACGACAAAATGGACGGCGTATCCTAATTTATGAAAAAGACGATGAGGGCAATATCGTTTATGCGGGTTATACCGACAGTGACGGAAATTTTGTTCCTTATCTTGATGACGAGGGCAATAAAATTCCCAAAATTATCGGTGAAAAAGCTGTTTTCTCAAAACCTATTGATTTTAGAGCAAACATAACGTTCAGTGGCGGCGAAGCTAAAACAGAAGAGTTCGGCTTTGATGCCGCCGACTATGACGCAATAATGTTGACAGATAAAAATGAGTTACCTTTAAAAAAAGGCGACTTAATATGGCTTGATAGTGAAGTAACTTACATTGACGAAGATACAGAAACAGTTGACGAAATAGTTGACGAAACATCGGCAGATTTTACTATAGTTGGAGTTAAACCGGCTTTAAAGTCAACAAAATATGTGCTTAAAGCGGTCGTAAAGTAGGTGTTTTATGGCAAAGCAAACAATAACACTGGGTTTGTCTCAAAAGTCTGTAGAAAAGGCTTTAAAACAGCTTAGACAGTACAAACAATGGCTTAGAAGCAAAACTACAGAACTTGTAAAGGCACTTGCGGAAATTGGCATACCTGTTATAGAAACAAATGTCGCTGACGCAAGTTATACATTTGACAGCAAAGGGGTTAGAAGTGGTTCTAACACCGAACATTATACCTATGTAAAACTTAATAATTTTGGAAGTTATTCACAAGCAAATCTTGTTGTCGAGGGTGAAGAAATTCTTTTTATTGAGTTTGGGGCTGGTGTTTATTACAACGGCGAAGCAGGAACAAGTCCACATCCAAAAGGGCAGGAATTTGGCTTTTTAATTGGCTCATACGGTGTCGGTCATGGTGTTCAGAAAGTGTGGGGATATTATGACGAAACAGGAGCACTTGTAATGACGCATGGTGTTGAAGCAACAATGCCTGTTTTAAAGGCATACCAAAAAATCATTACTGATTACATCTCAGTAGCAAAGAAGGTGTTCGGATGAAAGTAAGAACCGAATGGGCTTATAACTTAGAAAGAACTATTTTTTCTATCGTTAAAGCAAGAGCTGAAAATAGCTTGAAAAATAAATATCCGAAAATTCGTTTTACAAATGAAGAAGAAGCTGACGGAAACGCAATTTTCCCAACTGTATTGATACAATCTGTACAACCTTTAGAGAAAGTGGCAGATTTAGAAAAGATAAATATTGATACAGTGCTTTACACAACACAGGTTACAATCACAACAAACAAAAGTAGAAATGAGGCTTTGAATATTGCTTATGAGATAGCTGATAAATTTAAGCAGATGGCATTTACTTTAAATCCTATGCCTTTTGTTAGAAAAGAAAATAAAGTTTACACAGCAACTTTTAGGGCATCACGAACTTTTGATTGGAATGATATTATATAGAGCTTTTATAGCTCTTATTTTTTTACGCAAAATTAGGAGGTAATACAATGGCAACAGGTTTAAAATCAAGAATCGCTTACAAAGAACCAAGTTCAAGTGCGGCAGAGGGTGAATACTGGGCTGGTACTTATAAATTGCTTATGAGGGCAAAGTCTATCCCATCGCCATTCGGCTCACAAAATATGGTCGATACATCGACACTTGAAGATTTGGTGGAAACACAGGAAATGGGTAGACGTTCAGCAGGCTCAATGGAAGTACCGGGAGCGTTTGAAAAAACATATAAAGATGACATGGTTTCAAATGAGGGAAAAAAACTTGATTTCATTATTCTTTACGGAACTGACGGAAAAGGTTCAGAGGGCATTTGTGGATTCATAGGACAGGAATCATTTGCACCGGATGAAGCAACAGAAGACCATTTAACAGGTACGGCTACGGTATCAGTTCAGACAGTACCTAAGTGGATTGAGGACAATTACACAGTAGCGGTAACAGAGGATGAAAATGGTTATCCAACGGCAATTACACTCACAAAAAAATAAATCGCCAGTCGGCTAGAAGTGAAAAGGCTGTTACGGCTGGCGTTAGTGATGATACAGCCGCTTCTTACTCATACGATGAATAATTAAATTGATTAAAAGTGGGGCGGTCTTAGGACTGCCCCCTTTCTTACAAATGTAAGGGAAAGGGAAATAATATGTATAAAATTATAAATATCAATAAAAAGGACTATAAACTTGAATACTCATTAGAAGCATCACTTTATCCTGAGAGCACAGAAAAGTTATTAGAACTTATATCATCAACAGATGCAGAAAACGAGAATGACAAGATTAAAAATATAATTAAAGGAATGTCAAATGTTCCACAAACAACATTACATATGTTCTATGCAGGCTTACTTGAGCATCATGGTACAGGCTCAGATAGTGACGGAACAGTAACATCAATAGAAGATGCAAAGGCATTGTTAAAACAGTATATAAGTGAAAATAAAACAAACTTCTATGCTGTTATGGAAATGATTATGGGACAGATGGCAGAAGATGGTTTTTTAGACTTGATAGGTCTGAACGACATGATACAGACCGAGGAAGAAGAACCGAAGAAAACTCCGAAAATTCCACAAGACCATTTGAAGAAAAATTAAGTTTCAAAGAAAATATTGAAAAAAATATCTTGCCAAGTGCGATAAAGGCAGGATTGACATATAAAGAAGCTATGCATATGACCCCAAAAGCCATTGAGATGCACATAGAAGCATATAGTGAGAAAGAACAGGAAAAAGTAAAAGTATCTGAATATCTTTCATGGCTCAACGGCTATTATGTTGTCGAAGCAATAGCTTGTACATTTGGTAAAGGAAAATATCCTAAAAATCCTTTACTTGAAGAAGAAAAAGAAGAAAAAATTAAAAATAATTCAAATAAAGAGGGGCAGGAAGAAATCGCTGTATTTGAAATGAAGCAAAGGATTAGATTACTAAGAGAAAGTGGACTTCCTGAAAGCCCTGACTAAAGACGGTGTGATTGAGACATACCGTCTTATTTTTTGAGGTGATAATCAATGAAAATGACTACAAAATATGCAAAAAGCATTAGTTATGGAAATAAAAGACCGTTAAGTAATATCAAATACATTGTCATACATTACACAGGCAATAAAGGAGATACGGCACAGAACAACCTTGATTATTTTGCAAATGGCAATACAAGACAGGCAGGAGCGCATTTCTTTGTTGATAAAAAAGGAAAAGTCGGCAAGTCAATAGCAATGTGCCGTACAGCATGGGCGGTAGGCGGCAACCACAGAAGCGGAAGAAAAGGCGAGGCGGCTTATTTTGGCAAATGTACAAATACAAATTCAGTATCTATTGAATTGTGCGATATGTGCTTAAAAACAAACTGGGAACAGATGTATGCGACAAGAAAACTTGTTAAATACATTCAAAGTAAATGCCCTAATGCGAAAACAATTATCAGACATTGGGATGTAAACGGCAAAAATTGTCCAGCACCTTTTACAGGTAGTGGTAATGAGAAATGGACTGAATTTAAGCGTTTTATAACAGCAGGATATAAATTTACTGCGGTTGTTACGAAAGATGCGGCATTAAGAAGTAAACCGAAGCTGGGGGCAGTAAATAAAAAAGGTACTGCAAAAAAAGGAACAAAAGTTAAGATTGTCAAACTCAATGGGAATTGGGGACTTACTGACAACGGATATTGGATAAGTCTTGAAAAAGTAAAAGAGATTTAATCAGAATGAGGTGATTTGATGGAATTAGATAGTTTAGAACTGAAAGTATCGGCAGAAGCACAGTCGGCAGAAAAAGCACTTGACAGCCTTATAGGTAAATTACAGAGTTTTTCAAAAGCACTTGGCGGTATAAACACTACTTCCATCAGTAAAAACCTTGAAAATCTTGCTAAAGTCGGTGGATTGAAAACTGTCACTAAAGAGGTAGAGGACTTAGGGAAAACTGTAGACAATGTCGGTAAGAAGAAAACAAAGACTGAGGTTAAAGTCGATGTTAAGCAAGGTTTAGAAGCTATTGCCGAATTACAGAAACGATTTGAAAATGCGGACAAAGATATAAGATTTACTGGGTCAACAAAACAACTTGAAAAGCAATACGACAGATTATCTAACAGTCTTTCAAAACTCTTTGCAAAAGAAAACGCAGCACTTGATTTAGGCAAAGCAAGTACAGGTGATGAAAAGTTTGTTAAATTAGAGCGTAACATACAGTCAACCATAAACCAACTTGACACACTTAAATCTAAAATCACAGAAGTTCAAAAAGCAGAACAGGCGAGCAAGGCACAATTTTTTGAAAGAGAAAATGCAAAGGCAAATCAAGAAAACAAAACTGCCATGATGATACCACCTGAGAGTGAAATGAAAAAGGCGGCTGAAACATATCAAAAAAATATAGAAAAAATATCATCAGACACATTGCCTAAACACACAGGTTGGGATAGTCAAGCAGAACTTCTTAAAGCATTAAAACAGTCTCGAGAGGGAACAGCAGGAGCATTAGAGGGATATGACGAAAGAATAAAGAAAGCCACAGCCGACCTTAAAGCAGTCGAAAAAAGCGGCAAAGGCATGGGTACTGAGGAATGGGACAATGCTAGTATTGCATTACAAAAAGTTGTGGCAGAAGCTAAGTGGTATAAAAATACCTTAAAAGAAGCGGCTGCCGACCTTGGTTTGAATGTCAAATCCATTAAGGAACTTGAAGCAGAAGAAAGCAAATTAGTACAAAAATCAAATCAACTTGCTGGAAAAAAATTATACGGAAGTGCTGATTATAACGAGACTATTTATCAACTTGGACGAGTTAGAGAAGAATTAGATAAGCAGAAAATAAAAATTACAGGTGCGAGCAGTGCTTTAAAAGGTTATGACGAGCGTATTGCACAAGCTAAAATCAATCTTGCTAATATACAAGCCACAGGCAAGGGCATGGGAACATCTGAATGGGATAATGCTAAGATGGCTTTAATCAAGTTAGAAGATGAAGCAAAGCGGTATAAAGCGGCTTTAAATCAAAAAGCATTAGGTCTTGATACCGACATAAAATCAACGGATAACCTCGAAACAAAGATAAAGAAATTAAATCTTGCTATAGAGCAAATGAGAAATAGAGGTATTGGTTTCGGTGATACAAACTTTGATAAGCTGTATCAACAGCTTAATCAAGCTGAAAAAGAACTTGCAGAGTACAAAGCTAGATTGACAGAAAGTGAAAACTCAACAAGAAGTTTTGGCAGTACATTAAAGAGTGCGGCAACAGGTTTTTCTAATTTTATCAGTAAGATTAAAAATGCCGGTGCGGCAACACTGAATTTTGCTAAGAATGTCCGTAACATGAAATCGCCTTTAAAACTTGCACTCGGTCAAATTAGTAAATTAGGAAATTCGGTTGCAAGGCTGTATTTCAAGTACATGATGTTATCGAGGGTTGCTGGTGCACTTGGTAAAGTTCTTGGCATATCAAGTGATTATGTTGAGGAATACAACTATTTTCAAAAGGCAATAGACAAGATTGCACAGGAAAATAAAGGCAATTACAAAAAATACGGCTATGATGATGCTAAGAGTTATGCGGATAGCTTTGAGGATAGACTTACAACTCTTACAGGCAAAATGACAGGATATAAGCCCGATAAAAACGGAAATCTTATAGATACTGATGTGGCAAGTCTTGGGCTTGATATTACACAGGTTACAAACTTTGAAGCACAGATTGCACAAATGACAAATTCTGTCGGCATGATGGGCGAAGCCTCTATTGCAACCTCAAAAGCACTTACAATGCTTGCTGGGGATATGTCATCATTAACAAATATGCCGCTTGATACCGTTATGAAAAACTTTTCAAGTGGTCTTTCGGGTGCGGCAATGGCTGTCAAAAAATATGGTATGGACATATCAGTTGCGGCATTACAGGAAACAGCACTTGGGCTAGGTGTTAAGAAAAATGTTTCTGATATGACACAGGCTGAGAAAGAGTATTTGCGTGTTATCACTATGTTACAGCAGTCTAAAGTAGCATGGGGCGACTTAGCTAAGACTATCAATTCTCCCGCAAATCAATTTAGAATGTTAAAGTCAAATATCAAACAATGCGGCTTGATGCTTTCAAGGCTGTTTATGCCTGTCATTCAAAAAGTATTACCTTGGCTCAACGCAATGGCAATGGCTGTTAAAGACTTAATGAAACATATCGGTGACTTGTTCGGCTTAAAGTTTGATAACAGTCTTGGTTCAACAGACAGTGGCACATCAGATACCTATGACGATGTATCAGACAGTGCCGACAATGCGGCAGACAGTATAAATAATGCGGCAGATGCACAGAAGAAGTTTAACAAGCAGTTGCAAGGATTTGATAAATTAAATAACCTTACAACAAACGAGACTTCAAAGGGTGACAACGATAGTGACAAAGGTAATACTGGCGATACAAGCGGTGTTTTATCAGATGCACTTATAAACGCTGTTGAAGATTACGAGAAGCGTTGGAACAAAGCATTTAAGAGTATGACAAGCGATGCTGACAATCTCAAAGAAAAGATTGAAAAACTGTTTACAACAGCATGGGACACAGGTGACGGAACAGAAATCGGTGAAGCACTTGCGACAACCTTAAATAAGGGCATTGACTGGGTGAACGAACATCAAAGTGAGTGGTCTAGTGGTCTTAATAAGATTACTTCAATTATGGGAACTACCCTTAACGGATTTATTGAGAAATTTGAATGGAAAGGTCTTGGACAAGCTATCGGCGGTTCTATAAAAACAGCACTTGAAGCAGAAACAAATTTCTTTGAAACTGTAAACTGGGTAAATCTTGGAAAAGGTTTGTCGAAAACTCTTAATTCAGCTATCAAAACAGGAGTTTTGCAGTCGTACTTTAAATCAATAGCAAGCAAGCTAAGGGCGGCTATTGAGACAGCGTTTGGGGCAATTACTACATTTAAGTTTGATAAATTAGGTGAAGCATTAGGGCAAGGAATAAATGACTTTTTTAAGACAATGAATAAGAAAAATAAGCAGACTGGTCTTAATGGTTGGCAAGAACTTGGCAAAAGTTTAAGTGATGGCATAAAAGGCATTGCAGATAGTATTACGACTGCACTTGATACTGTTGATTGGGAAGAAGTAGGACAAGCTATAGCAGATTTTATAGGTGCTATTGATTGGGGCGGAGTTGTTTGGTCATTGGGTAAGATGGCAAAGGCATTGATAAAAGCAATAGGAAAAACAATTGCTGCTCAAACAAAAGAAGACCCAGTTTCAGGTGTAATCACTATTGGAATTTTAGGATTTTTGCTTAGAAAAGGCTGGAAAAAACTACTTGCAATATTGCTTGGAAGTAAAATTGGAAAGTCTAAATTAAGTGTAGGACTTTCAAGAGTTTTTGCTGTTATAAAAGCATGGTCTATATCAAAAATAAGCAAGGCGGCTAAGGCTCTTGCAACAAAGATTAAATCAGGAATCGGCAAAATAGTTGTCACATTTAAAAATGTATATGCAAGTATTAAAAATTGGATAGCAAGCGGTGCAAAAATTAGTGATTTGATAAAAGCTGTAAAAACAGCATTAGGCATACAAAAGGGACTGACATTGTCGAATATTGCTGTTAAGATTGCTACAAAGTTACCAACATTAGCAAATCCCGATATGGCGGCTGATGAACTAGCAAGAAATATTGATGAATGGTTTACAAACAAAATTTGGAAGCCGCTTTGCAAAAAGGTTTCTTGGCTTGATGAAAACTCACCTATGGGTGTTTTTCAAGTACCTGTAAAATTAGCTATAAAGATAGGCACAACAATAAAAGACTTTTTCGGAGATACTTGGGATGATACGACAGCCATGACATCCGGAATTGATGTGGGAAACGATATGGCAAACGGAGTTTTAAAGGGGTTTGCTAATGCGTTGGTATATCCTGCAAATTTCCTTTACAATCTTATTGTAAAACCTGTCAAAGAAGCATTAGGAATACATTCTCCGTCAACGGTATTTAAGGAGATTGCAGGATATTGCGTTGATGGTTTTATGAATAATTTTAATTTAAAGGACAAAATAAAAGAAAAACTTCAAAATTTAGGTAAAGCAACTATTGAACTTGGATTAAAAATAAAAGGCAGTTTTGACGATAAAGCCAAAGAAATCAAGGAATGGTGGAACGGCAAAAAAGAAAAAGCGAAAACTTTACTGGCTAAAGCAAAAGGAGAAATAACTAAAAAGTTTGAAGATGTAAAAGAAGCTTGGGGCAAGGTTAAAGAGGGAGTTAAAAATTTATGGGCTAAAGCAAAAGGTAAGATTGAAGATACTTTTAATGAAGCACGACAGGCGTGGTCAGATTTTAAAGAGGGAACAAAAAATATTTTCGTCAGAGCCAAAGGAGTTGTTGAGGATGGCTTTGAGAAAGTTTCTGAAGCTTGGGGGAAAATCAAAGGCGGTACAAAAGAGTTTTGGGCTAAAGCAAAAGCTACAATATCGGATAAGTTTGACGAATTGTCCGAAAAGTGGGGCAAATTAAAGACTAAAGGTATAATCGTAACTGCAAAAGCTACAATTAAAGATGGCGTTGACAAAATCGGAAGTATATGGAAAAGCGTTAAAACAAAAACAGCTACCTTAACAGGAAAAGCAGAAGAAAAAACCAAAGATGTTTTTAAGTCAATAAAAGATAAATGGAAAGAATTAACGAGTAAAACAGCAGTTTTAACAGCTACTTTTAAAGATATGTTCACAGCACCGTTAAAAAAGGCTTGGAATGCTATTGCTAGTGCAATTAACAAAGGAATTAAAACTATCAATAAAATACCGGGAGTTAGCATTCCGTCAGTACCTAAGCTGGCAAAAGGAGGTATTTTTGAAAATGGTTCGTGGCACAACATAGCAAAATATGCAAGCGGCGGTATGCCGAATATGGGGCAGTTATTTGTAGCAAGAGAAAAAGGCCCTGAGCTTGTAAGTACATTAAAAGGTCATACTGCGGTTATGAATAACGACCAAATCGTTGCGTCAGTATCGCAAGGTGTGTCAGACGCAGTGTATAATGTTATGACACCTGTTTTGACAAATCTTGTATCAAGCATAAACCGTATGAACAGTAGCGGCACACCTCTCTATGTCGAGGGGGTTTCTGAGGGTGATATAGTTAAGATAACCCAAAGTGCAAACGCTGATTACAAGAAGCGGTACGGCAAACCTCTTTTCACTTAGAATATTGCTATATTGTACCAAATGTGGTATGATATAGCAAATATTTAAAAGGAGTGTGGACGGATATGAGAAAAAGTTTTTTTACAAAGATTGTAGCATTTTTAGGGATAGCAACTCTTGTTATTTCCAGTACCTATACTACATCTTATGCAGTATGTAATCACAGATGGGTTTTAGATTCTAGTTTTAGTGAAAAACCCACATGTTCTGAGGCGGGTTATAATTGGTATGATTGCTCTATTTGCGGCGATTCTAAGAAAGTGACTGTTCCAGCGACAAGAATACATAAATGGACGGAGTGGAAAGCTGATGGCTATTTATGTGAAGATGGGAAATGGGAAAGATACTGTACAGAGTGTTACAAAGAAGAAACAAAGGCAAGACAAGGTGATGGTTCGCATTTATGGTCTAATTGGGAAGTATGGACAGAAGCTGACTGTTTAAACAAAGGACAGGAAAGCAGATATTGTTATAATTGCTATCAAAGAGAATACAAGGATATTCCAGTTGATGACACAAAACATGACTGGAGTAGTTGGAGTACATTATGGGATGAAAGCATAGAACCTACAATTTTTAAAGGTGGAAAACAGACAAGACATTGTTATACTTGTTCAAAAGTAGAAATAAAGAAAATACCTAAATTAAAAGCAACAGTTTCAATATCATGCAAGAGCAAAACTTTAAAAGTAGGTGAAAAGCTGAAATTAAAAATAAAGAAAAGAACTTATCCCGATGTATTAAAAAATTGGACTACTGACAATAAAAAAGTTGCTACAGTCAATAAAAAAGGAAAAGTTTCGGCTGTTAAAAAAGGAAAAGCTACAATAACTTTAAAAATGAAAAGCGGTTGTACAGCAACTTGCAAAGTAACAGTTAAATAAAGGAGAAAAATATGGCACTGATTAAATGTGAAGAATGTGGGAAAGAGTTTTCTGATAAAGCAGATATTTGCCCTAATTGCGGATGCCCCAATTCACAGAAAGCAAAAGTAAATGTTGTAATTGAAAAAGAAAAGGGAACATGGAGCACTGGGAAACTTGTAATAGGGATAATATCAATGGTATTATTTGCAATAGTTTTCTTACAATCATGTGCTGTTGGTTTAGGAAATACTATAATAGATAGTGGAGAAACTAGCGGTACAGGTGGTGTTTTTTGTGCAGTAGCAATGTTAATAGCAGGAATTGTCACTGTAGTAACAAGAAATTCTGAAAAAAGTGGAGGTTCGATAGCAAGTATAATAATTTATTTTCTTGGTTATTTAATAGGATATAGCAACGCAGGCTCATATAAAGATTTAGAAGTTTGGAGTGCTATATGCTTTTGGTTTGCTATAGTACATATTGTAAGTATCGTAATTGCTAAGAGGAAAGCTAAAAATAACCAATAGAAAACATATACTTTCAAAACACAAGGCGGATTTAATATCCGTCTTTTTTGATGCAAAAAATCATTAACCTTAAAAAGTTAGAGGTAGAATTATGGCAGGATTTGTAAAAGGTAAAGGTCTTGTTTCCATTGCTACAGGATATAGCGGTGGAAATTACGAATATACAAAAATAGACCAATTCATAGCGGCAGATAATTTGAGTATCACCGCTGACAGGGCACAGGACTTGGATAGTTATGTCAATGCAAACGGTCATTTAAAAAGAAATGTTTTAAAGCATATGCGTGACGGCATATCTTTTTCAACGGTCTATATGGAGTATGACAAAAAAGAAAAATTTATGTCAATTATTCGCAAAGGTATGAAACAGCATGGATGTATTGAACCGCCCGAAAAAAAAGTGCGTGTCAGATATTTTAACGAATGGACAAATGACTACGAAGCAGGTTTCTTTTACATTCCCGATGTTGAATGGAAGTACGGTGGAACATATAAGGGAACGCCTAACTATTTACCAACAACATTTGAATTTATCGAGTATTAGCGAGGTGATAAAATGCTTAATCTGACAGATAGTCAAAAAGAGAGTTTTTATAAAAGCGGTGCGTACTTTAATGACTATGAATTTAATTTTCCCGATTTGAATTTTACAATAACAAATGAGACATTACATCAAGAGTCAGTAACTATTAAAGAAAGCATATGTGACAGTGAAGATTTACAGTTAGGCGGTTGTATTGCATCCTCATGTGAATTTGAGGTATCGGAACTTGAAAACAATCAGCTTGCAGGATTGGAGTTTACAGCAAAATTACTTGTAAATGATGGCAAAGATGCAGTTGTACAAATGGGAAAATATCGTGTTGATAGTGCAAAGCGTGTGAATGATAAAGACTATAGAAAAATTGTTGCTTATGATGCTTTATATGATGCACAAATAGATGTTTCCGACTGGTATAACAAAGTTTTCTATGTAGTATCTGAATATGAAGAAGTAGTTGCAGTTGGAGATATTGATGATTTATGGGAACACGGAGACTATTATATTGATAATTCGGGAAGTAAACCGCCTTGGATAGCGTTTTTTGCGAATGGTGCAGTGCCCGAAGAATGTCAAGATACAACATATCTTGATACATCAACAGGAAAATTATACGAAGCACAAAATACAAGTAAAGACGAAGATAACGAATTATATCGTTGGGTTGAAGTGTATCAATGTAAAAGGAAAACAACCACGAAGCGTATTTATGCAAAAACAACGTTAAAAAAACTAAGAGAAAGTCTTTTAAATCACTTGAACATTTCTTTTATAGAACAGGATTTAATAAATGATGATGTAACTATCGAGAGGACATTTGACACTAGCGATACTGGTGAAATCATCGGCACAGATATACTAAAATACATTTGTGAATTAAATGCTGGATTTGGAAAAATAAATCGTGATGGAAAATTTGAAGTAGTTCAATTGACAAGTGCGGGGTTATATCCCGAAGAAACATTGTACCCATCTGAGGATTTATACCCCGAAGAAAGCAATTATGAGCTTTTAAGTGCAGAAGAAAACGAAGCTAATTATATTTCTGTAGCTTATGAAGAATATGAAACAGAAGCTATTATGGGCGTTATAGTAAAAAGCAATAGTGATAATGTTGGTCAAGTTGTAGGAACAAAAGATAATGCTTATATGCTTACTGGAAATCCTTTGATATACAATAAGACCTCAGAAGATTTAACAAAAATCGGACAAAATATATTTGCAAAAATAAAAGAAATTACATACAGACCAAACACAACAACTTTAGAGGGGTTGCCGTACTTAGAAACAGGCGATTATTATATTCTGACAAAAAACAATGACGATGTAGTTTCACCTATATTTACAAGGACATTGGCAGGAGTACAAGCGTTAAAAGATACTTTTGAAAGCAAAGGAAATAAGCTCAGAATAAACGAAGATACGCAAACCTCAGAAATTATGAGTTTGCAATCAAAAACAATGAAAATTCAAAAAGGTGTTGACGGACTGTTGATAGAGGTTACAGACCTTGACGAAAATACAAGTTCAAGATTTGAACAGACAGCAAGCAAAATTGAAGCTGAGGTAAAAAGAGCAAGCAACGCTGAGGGAGAACTTTCGGGCAGGATAACTGTTACTGCCGACCAAATAACGCAGGAAGTAACAAGAGCAAAAGCCGAAGAAGCAACTTTAAGTGGCAGAATTACCGTTACTGCTGGTGAAATAACACAGGAAGTATCAAGAGCGACAAGCGAAGAAAACACATTGCGTGCTTCAATTTCCTTAAAAATAGATAAAGACGATGACGGTCAAATTATATCTATGATAAACGAAAGTGCAGACGTAATCACTTTAAACTCTAATAGATTGATAGTAAATAGCACCAATTTTACTTTAGATAGAAATGGTGCAGGTTCAATAGGTGGATGGCAGTTTACAAACGACTGTATATATTCAAAAACAAATGCCACATTTGCTAGTTCGGGTACAAATTATTTTCTTGGAGGATGGCCTTATAAGATAGCCATGTGGCAAGGGAAACTTATTTGTGGAATACAAGTAGGGAGTGAATTTACCTCGGGACCACCGGTTACTAATAGTGGATATTGTGATTTATCTGTTGCTGGATTTTATTCTAAAGACCATAAACAATCTAACGGATATTTATTTGCGGTAGATGTTTTAAACAGTTCAGTAACAACGAACACAGGAGCATTTACAGCCTCAGACAGACGATTAAAAACAAACATCAATGAAATAGATGAACAGTACGCAAACGACCTTATAGACGGCTTAAAACCGTCAACATATAGAATGATAGACGGCAAACGAACTCATAGCGGATTTATAGCGGATGAAGTTAAACGGACGGCTGAAAAAGTCTTAGGAACAGCCGAAAATTTTGCCGCATATGCAACAGTAAAGATAGATGAAGATAAACAGGAATATGCCGCTTTGAGATATGAGGAATTTATAGCACCTCTTACAAAATATTGTCAGTGTTTAAAGCGAGATTTGAAACAGGAAATAGAAAGAAATCAGCAGTTACAATTTCAACTTTTAAATTTACAAGGTGAATTTATGATATTAAAACAACAGATTTTAGGAGGAAAATAAAATGGTAAGATTAAACAAACAAACTACAGTAACAGGGGCATGTGTATTAACAGTTGACGGTAAAGAAGAACAGGTGGCGTACATGAACGCTTCAATTCCAGTCGGCGGTGCACCTAATATCAGTCGTGCTATTCAGAATGTAGAGTTATTCAACGCAAACAAAGAGGAAGTATTGAAAGACTTTGCGGCATTCGACAATTATGCATATAGCCTTATGGAAACAGAGGAAACAAAAACAGCAGAATAAGAGGTGACGCACGATGGCAGTAATAAAGGTTTACAGTCGAATAAATTGGCTTAATAAGCCGGAAAGTCTGACAACACCGCTTGGTAAAACAAACTTAAATAAGATGGATAAAGCAATCAATCTTATTGACGATGAAGTAGTATCAATGTCAGCTAAAATTGATGAAATCGACACTACAAAAGTAAGTGCAGACCAGCTTAATAACATGGTAACTGATGTATCTTTTAATGATAAAAATGGTGTTATCAGTATAACGAAGCATAATGGTACAGTATTGAACATTGATACCGCAATGGAAAAGATAGCCGTAAACTTTGAGTATAACGCACAGACACAACAACTTATACTTACACTTGAAAACGGTGAAAAGCAATACATTGATATGTCGGCTTTGATTACTCAGTATGAGTTTAAAGGCACTGATACGATAGCTTTTAGCGTTAATAGCGATGGAAAAGTGAGTGCGTCTATTAAAAGCGGCAGTATTACAAAAGCTATGCTGTCAAGTGAAGTTATGGCATCTATAACACTGTCAGAGAACAATGCGGCGGCATCAGCACAGGCGGCGGCTCAGTCGGCTACAAATGCTGAGTTAGACGCTAAGTTATCTCAGTCTTACAGCGTTGGTAAAAGTGGCATCCGTGATGGGGAAGATACTGACAATGCAAAGTATTATTCAGAAAAAGCAGAAACAGTAGGTGCAAATGTGCCATCATATTTAAAACAAATTGAAGATGCCGGAAACAGTCAAATAGACAAGATAAATGATGCATTTGGTAAAACAGAAGCCGCTTTTAAAGTAAACTTTGAAACAGGGCATCTTGAATACACAGGAGCAAGATTTACTTTTCAAGTGGCAGATAACGGACATTTAAACTGGGAGGTAAATTAAATATGGCAGACGCAGGAAGAATAGTAATAATACCTAAGGGTGAGTATAAAAGTAATATAACATACGAAAGGTTAGATGCAGTTGAATACAATAACAACGGCTACATAGCTTTAAAAACAGTAACAGGCATAACGCCTACAAACGATGGGACGAACTGGGCTTTGTATGTTAAAGGAACGCAAGTTGACACTTCATTGTCGGCTACATCGTCTAATCCTGTTGCAAACAAAGTGGTAGCAAAAGCTGTAAATGATATAGAAAAAGAAATTGGTATATTATCTCAAACCGTCACCCATAATATGCCCCGAATAGTTCCAAAAGACATTACATTATATATCACAGACGGAACATTCTATCAAAGATTAAACGGTACAGACGGTTTTGATTTATTTGAGGACATTTATGCAGGCGATTATATAAAAATGTCAAGACCTATCACATGCCCGAATCAAGACAGCTCGACGGCTACGACAGGGTCGCAATATGTAACAATCATCGGTTTAGATGCCTTACAAGGCAATGGAGATAACATAGATATGAATTATCACCATGCAGTTATGACAGCAGGGCAGGGATTTAGTGGTGTACAGCATTTTGGTAAACATAGAATGAACAGTACAAATACAACGGTAGGTGGATATGTAGGCTCTAAGATGAATACAAGTATATTAGGAGCAGTTACTTCGAGCGGTTCTACTGCTAGTGATGCTACTATAAATCAACAATTGTACGCCGAATTTGGTTCACACTTAAAAACCACGAGAGAATTATGTAGCAATGGCGTAAATGAAAGCGGTTATAATAGATTTGGTAGCAACACTGGTTGTTCTAACAGCTGGGCTTGGGGCAATTTTCAAGCTATTTTAATGAGCGAAATTGAAGTCTACGGGTCTACAGTTTGGAGTTCTAGTGGATATGATACAGGAAACGCAAAAATGCATATGCCGTTGTTTACTCACAACAGACAAGCTATGAACAATAGAAGTAGCTGGTACTGGCTAAAGGATATGGCCACGGGTGTTTATGTT